AGACCGGCCAGCTTGTGCGGCGGGAGCGGTCCTTTGAAGGCATCAGCATACTGAACTTCATTGACGACCGGAATCAGCTTTATCAAGAGCAGATTTGCGACGATGTGACGGAAGTCCTGCGCGCCATCTTCAAAGCGGATCAGGACTATCACCAGAATGACTTCGAGACGCTGCGACTCCAGTACAAGAAGCGGCGCATCAAGATCTACCACCACAAGTTCAGCGCCATCGTCCACAACATCGTGAAGCAGTTCTTGCTGGCCCTGAAGTCGGACGCCGCAGCGGATTGCGCCATTGAAGCACTCGGACGCGGAGAGAAGCCGATTGTCGCCCTAGAGAGCACGATGGGCGCGTTCCTCGACAGCTACGTGAGTGCGGCGAACTTGAGCGAGGGAGAAGTGCTCGATAAGCTCTCGTGGTCCACCATACTCAGGCGCGCGCTCGACAGGACCCTCCACTACACCATCAAGACCTCAATGGGCAATGACCGCCAAGAGTTCCCGCGCCATCTGCTCTACGTCGAAACAGAAGCGAAATACCGTGAGGCTGAGCGGCTTCTGGACGCTCTTGCGGTAACGCTGCCGGTGTCGCCTATCGATTGGATCAGGACTCGTATCACGCAAGCCGGCTTTACCGTGGCAGAGATCACGGGGCGTTCCTACCGAATCAACTACGCGGGTCCCGTTCCGGTCCTGTCTTCGGTCCCGGCCAGCGAGCGCAAGGACCGCGTACAGACTGGCAGTCTGTTTAATAACGGCGGCGTCGATTGTCTCATCCTCAACCAGGCCGGTTCTACGGGAATCAGCCTTCACGCCTCCGAGAAGTTCAAAGACCAGCATCAGCGGCACATGATCGTTGCGCAGCCAGCCGGCGACGTGAACGTGTTCATGCAGATCCTCGGCCGCTCGAACAGGACAGGACAGATGGTCCTGCCGCGGTACACCATGCTCTCCCTGGCCATCCCCGCAGAGATTCGCCCGGCCATCAGCCTCGCCAAGAAACTGAAGAGCCTGAACGCCAACACGTCGAGCAACACGCGGTCGGCAATGTCGATTGAGGCGCCAGACATGATGAACAAGTACGGCGACAAGATCGTGGCGGAATGGCTGCACGAGAATGAGCAGATTGCCCGTCTCATGGGCCTCACGATGGACAAGTCGGAAGAGGAAGGGGGTACTCCAGAGGAGGACCTGGCGCGCACGGCAACAGGACGCTCGGCATTGCTTCCCGTCAAAGAGCAGCGCGAGTTCATGGAGACGATCACCGAAAGCTACACGGACTACATCGCCTACCTCGACGAAACCGGGCAGAACGACCTTGAACCCAAGACATACAACTTCGATGCAGAGCAGAAGACCTCGCACGTCATATATGTTGGGTCTGATCCTTCATCGCCATTCGGGGAAGATGCCATCTTCGGAACCTACTCAATCAAGCGTCAAGGCAAGTCCTACACCCCGGAAGAGGTCGAGGAACTCATTGCACAGACTTATGGTCCTGACCTCATGAAGTACGAGCCATGGCAGCGGGACACGTACCACGCGCAGGCCTTGAGCGCACACCTTGAGGGCTTGTTCAAGCCATACATTGAGGGCGTGGAAGCCCCACACATCTTTGATCGAGCGCAGAAAATCAGGGAATGGTCACGGTCGATATTGAACGACTTCCGAATGGGAACAGGACTCAGAATCGAAATCAACGGAGACACCTACAACGGCATCATCTACGACATTCGTGGCCGCAAGAAGGTGAGCGGAAACCCATACGCTCCCAGCTCTCTGAAGTTCTACATTGCCGTCAACGGACCTTTGCGCGAGGTGCGCGTACCAGGTTCGCAAATCAAGAAGATCACGCTGGCGAATCTTGGCCGCAATGCTGATATTGATGAACTATTTCAGGACTATATGAGCGACACTCGGCAGCGCGCAAAGATCCTCACTGGGAATCTGCTGGGAGCATACGGGCAGTTGAAGCCGGGCAGCAAAGGACGAATCGTCACGTTCACAAAGCATGAAGGCGGGACAGAACAAGGAATCTTGATGCCGGCGAAGTTCGATTGGGAGAAAGACGTCACCCCGCAGAAACTCGATTGAGTCCTGCGGGGTGTTTGGTTAGAAGTTCATTTCGGCGGGTTCTTACTTGTCCTGATCTTCTTCTATTGGGGCGTCGAACTCTTCACGGAAGGAGAGCATCTCCTGGCCGCTATCGTCGTGCCATCCGTTCTTTTCGACCTCCTCCACGTTGCGCACGGCTTGGCGGTAGTAGCTCGGCTTGAGTTCACAACCAATCGCTCGGCGACCGCTCATGAGTGATGCGCAAACCTCGCTACCAACTCCCATGAATGGAGTGAGAACCGTTTCGCTTGGGTTCGACCATAGCTCCACGGCGCGCGTGATGACGTCCAACTGAAGGGGATGCAAATGTTTCTCATCCTCCTCTTCGCGGGCCTCGCGGTAGGGCAATACGCCTTTCTCTTTGCGGTCACCCATGTTGCCGCGAATGTCATCCCACACGCTCGAAGCATACTGTCTCCAGATCCATTGCGAATACCGATTCTCAATCTGGTTTCCAGTCCACCCCTTGTACTTGAGGAGTTCTTTCGGAACCTTGCGTGTCCCGGCGTAGTTGATAAGCCCATGACGGTGAGTGACGGGAATTTTGTTCTTCCCTGAGCGCCGAAAGATCAGGAGATAGTCGGCCCCGGCGACTGCGCAGTTGCAAGAGTCTTCCACAATCGACTTATGGGCCAAAGCTTTCGTCATAGTCCTGTTGCGGACGGCAAGCGGCTCCTTCCAAATCGAGATGCGAGGAGAGGCCATTCTCCATCCGCACCGCTCATGCAACCGGATAATGTCGCCGGGGAAGTCGGTGTAGGAGTCTCCGTTTCCACTGTTGCTGTTCGGAACATCCATGCAATGCACGGCGGTCATGCGCCCTGGCAACGTGGCCCGGTGAATCTCTCGCACGATGAACTCGTAGTGAGAGAAAAACTCCTCATACGTCCGAGAGTTGGAAAGGTCGCGGTCAGAGGAACTGTAATGGTAAAGTGCCCCTCCGTTCTCTGTTGCAAAGGGCGGAGAGTAGACGGAAAAATGGATAGACTCATCTTTCAAAGCGGTGAGCATGTCTACTGAATCGCCGTTGTAGATGGCGTACTTGTCCGTGATTTTCTGATCGATTACCAGCATGGCGTTTTTACCTCTTTCTCAAATTTGTATCCGCCTTCGATGCGGACTGACTCGTTCATGTGGCGTACCAGTTCGTCAAACATCTTGTCAGCGGCAACCTGCTTGCGCCGCAAGTTCTCTTTGATTCCTCGTTGGCCTTCGGTTGCTATCAGGTCGTTGATTACATCATGCGTTTGTCCAAATCTCCAGCAGCGGCGAACGCCCTGATAGTGCTGCTCAAAACTGTGCGTCGCAAACTCTACTACGTGGGCGCAATGCTGCCAGTTTAGTCCCCATCCGCCGATGACCTGCTTGGTGATGATGCCGCGAGCCTGACCGCTTGCGAAGGCTTCATACTTCTCTTCCTTCTCTTCGTCGCTGTCTGACCCTGAAACCTGAACGGCATCAGGAATCATGCGCTCAAGTGAGTCGCCTTCAGGATTCAACTGGCACCACATCACGAACGGCTTGCCGGTACTGGCAACCAAAGAAGCAGCCATCTCGCAGCGCTCCTGCACGGTGCGGCGGCGTTCTTCGCGCTCCTCTTGCATGTTGGTTGCCGCCAGCGGGAAGAGCATTCCATCTGGCAGCGTACGCGTTTCTACGATGTGTTCGCGCTCGATAAGCCGTGGCAGTACAAAGCGAGCATCGGAGTATGGGCCAACATCGGATGGCCTGCGGGCCGCGCGCGCCCAGGAGCAAACCCAGCGCCAGAACGGTTCTTCCGCATGGCCCTTGAATCGCCATCCTGCGCTAACTGGACCGCCTTGGTTTGGTGCGCGGCGAATCATCATGCGGGTGTCGCTGGTGTTCTGATCATTCTTAAAGAAGCGGTTGAGCATGTCAATCTGACCCATCACGCCCAAAGCTTCGGAAGATGTGCCAAGCTCGATGTAATCGTTGGGAGCGGCTGTTGCCGTGGCCAGCAGGCGAAAAGGTAGCGTGCGCAGAAACTCAGTCACCTGTGCGCGCCGCTTGCCGTTCATTGCCTTGATGAATGACGACTCATCACACACCGCCCCGGCGAAGTCGTTCGGATTGAAACGGTGGAGTTTCTCGTAGTTGGTTACGTTGATTCCAGAGACAAGCTGCCCATCATTTGAACGGTGCGCTTCGATGCCGAACTTCTCAGACTCTCGAATGGTTTGCTTGGCCACTCCCAGCGGAGTGATATACAAAACCTTCTTGTTTGTGTGGCGAACCACGTTGTCAGCCCAAGTCAACTCCATTGGAGTCTTGCCAAGTCCGCAATCGAAGAAGATAGATGAGCGCCCTCTCCGCAGGGACCGCTCAACCGTATCGCCTTGGAAGTCGAACAGCATATCAGGAATAGAGATAGCTTTGAATCCAGCATCTCCCCCATATTGCGCCTTTGCCTCCAGAAACTCTTCATAGTTCATGATCTTTCCTTTCGATGTGTGGTTTCAGTCCGAGTTCGTGCATTGCTACGATATGGCACCAGTAACAGCCGCCGAGGAGCGTGTTGCCGGCCGCTTCCGTCCAACCGAATCGGCGTTTCCCGTGTAGGTGGACAAGGTGCCAGCGCACAAAGATGCTTCCCTTGCTTGGCAGGACCCCGAAGATATGCTTCGGATGCAACGGCTTTCCATCTTCGTCTCGCAATTCGCACTGGCCGCCGCATCGTTCATAAACCCGGTTGCGTTCGGTTTCCTTTTCCGCATTGGTAGGTTGCCCCTTGCGCACTCCTGGCCGCTTCTTGCGTACTGGCGTATGCCTCTTGATCGTGGAATAGCTCATCCTCTTCCCGGCTTGCCAACTGGCATACTATTCTCCTTATTCGATTGTGGCGCGATCTTCTGGATCTCTTCGTACTTCTCGCCCAGGCGATGATACTGGTCGTCTAGCGCATCGAAGTCTTTCTTCTCTTCAGCGAGTTGGTGCTCAAGTTCTGCGATGCGCTCTTCCAGCGTCTTCGGATTGGCTTCAATGCGGGCGCGAACCCACTCAATCGCCTGCTCAGAAATAGCAGGACCTGGATGATCTCGTAGAGCCTTTTCCCACCGCGCATTGCTATCCTGCTGGACTAGGCAGATTACTGCATCTACCGCTTTCCGGCTCCGTCCTGCTTCTTCTGGCCGAAGATGGTCGGCTTGCAAGAATGCAGACATTGCCCTCTCTGCCAGGTTGTGCGCAGCAAGACACCCCGTACTGTGCTCTTCGCCCGGCAGATCACCGTCGCAATCTGGATAGCCCACACACGGACGCTCAGTACTCGTGGTGTCGTACTGAAGCTCCTTAGATACCCGTTGCAGGTCGGCTCTGTTCTCTGGTATATCCGGAAAATTCAAAATATCCAGAGCTTTTAATACTTGCAACTCTGTCAGTTTTTTCATCATGCCCTTCCTTTCGGTTACTCGTAAGTGTCCATTTCAAGCTCAGCCTCTGCTTCAAAGCAAAGGTTCTGCACGTTGAAGTTTCCTTTCGTTGATCCTGTTGATCCGCCAGTACGGAGCTTCGCAAGGTTGAGTTCCGATGTGCGCGACATACGCTTTGTTTCCCCGTCGATT